AAGCTTGTGGGTCAAGATCCCTTAATAAATGGGATCAAGACCTAGAACGCGTCATAACACGGAACTATTAACAGTTGTACGGCATGGTGAGGGGCTACCTCCAACGTGAGGTAACTAGTCTCACGCCAGGGTGTCACCCCCGGTTCGTCCAAAAAAGTATCGGACAATCGTGAATCCTATAGTAGGCGTCAAGATCATCGTCTACTCTTTACGAGGACTTCTCCCACCAGCCCGGACACGCGACTTCGGACGACCTTTCCAGGCCAGACCTAACAACCGTACCCGAACCTTCAAGAACTTGACCACAGCAGGCCGAGCTAAAACTCCGCCGACTGCGTCCAAGGAGAAGGGATCAGGCATGGAAGCCACATCTGTTGTGGAAAACTTCCAGGTAGGTAGAACTTTCCCAAGCAGGGTTATTAGCCCTCGGGAACGTAGTTTACCATCTAGAAGGTAACGTCCGATTCTGCCCAGAGACGTAATGGTCTCCAGATTCAGACGAGCCACAGCAGCCCTTGAGGCTATCACATATCTCAGAATACCCATAGGGTCTCTACCCTGTAGGTGCTCTGAGTAGCGGTATAGGTCAGAGGCATACTGTGACACTCGGTCGCTGATACTGACCAGGGATTGTCCAATCGTTCGAGACACTGACTTCACTCTACGTTCCGTTATTGGAGTATCAACCAAATCTTCATTTGGTTGGACTACCGTTCCGGTAGACGACAGGAGTGTCGCTAGTGGCTGTTCGAAAGGACCCCCTGGGAGCATCAGAACTACAAGCAGGTTGGCTAACCTCGTGTTACCAAGGCTCACCATACGTTGTGTGAATTTATTCACCGAATGGTAACCATATTTGGCAGATCGAACCGCGTCGCAGAGTCTAAGATCAGGGTTCTGACCCTTCGCCCGAGCGATTAGCTCAGCAAAGGCAGGCAGGCTTTTAAGCGCCTGACTGTATTCCCTAATAGAAATTGGGGAACAATCAGTTCCTTTATAATAGAACCGCTTCGCGAATTCGAAACTACCGTTAGAGCTTATGAGTGACTTAGCGAGACCAATGGTAATACCAAGGTCCGAACAAAGCCCTTCATAGGCCCCGGCTACATCCTTTCCGAGAATGACAATGTCATCCCCAAGAAGAATGTACCATGGGTACCAACCAACGTAACCAGCCCGATGTGCCGCTTGTTGCACCAGAAGATGGTGACACAGTGAAAACATCGCCCACGACGAGTAGATGCCCATAGGCTGTCCCGACGCGTACCGTAAAGACCGACCTCGAGGTGATACTCCAATCCCTCCTAAATAGTAGGGAAAGGACACCAAGAGATCCTGCCAGGCCTCAGCGAACCTTCGGTTCGTGAGTCTGGTCAGGACTTCGATCTGGTACCAAATCGGAAAGCGGTCTGTGGCAGCCTTCAAGTCGAAGCTAAAGACCATCGTGTCTGCCCCACGGGTTAACCGTTTTCGCACCTCGTCCAGAAAGGGCTTTATAGGCCCAGTCTGGTTGTAAGTCCCATCCTGAGGGATGGTTCTTAGTAAAGAGTACAAAATACGATGTAGAGGATACAGGAGAACCTGAATCCACCACGTTCCCATAGCGACAACCCGGACTTTGCCTGCGGGCTCAGGTATCTGATGGAGTCGTCCTAAGACGAGCAAATGTCGGAAGTTCTGAAAAGGAGCCCACTTCCATGTGAAGCGGCCAAACTCCCCCTCTGGCTTTCGAGCAGCGAGAATATTCCATGATCGGAAGGCGTTAGCCCAACGAGATGGTTTCTTCCCCTGACGAAGCCGGAACCCGGCTGAAACCTCGGTGACACTGTCACCTTTGGTTGCCAGTCGGGCACAGTTCTTCAAGAGTTCAGCGATTTGAACTTGCAAAGTAAGGATACAAATATCCATAAATGCTTGTCCAACCCGCTGTCCTCGATTTGCCCATATTATGGACGCATCCCAAGCCATTGCCCAGAAAGCCCCTACCCCACCTGGAACGTTAGCTCCAGAGGTCAGCAAGGCCCGCGGCGAGAACTTAAATTCTCGCTCAAGGTCTCTCCTCTTCAGGAGAGTCTGACCTAGGGAAGAGACTTTCTGTATATGGTTCAGAAACGTCCCGAGCTCGTAGACCTGTTTAAACTGTTTCTCCACACCCGGTGAGTAAATGGTATCCAAAGAGGCTTTACCACGTACATCGATGATTCGGTAAATCCCAAGAAGGGACAACCAAAATCGAATAACGGGGATATCTCCTCTAAGGATTGCCACCCTGTGGTAAACGGGAATTAGACGAGGTACATTACCTCGTCCTCTTCCATGAATACCACCTAACTTACGGGAATCAGAGATTGGTCCACTGGCAAGTAGCTGCATAAGGGTAACCTGGCATGCTTTTAGATAGCGTACGAGGGCAAAACGCCCTCCCCGCCATCTAAAAAGCCACCGCCCGTAATGGGCAACTGCAAGGAAGAACCGTGCATGACGACGTCCTCCTAGGAGAAACGAAATGGAATAACCAAATCGTACTACTAGGCTGATGTAGTTTCCTACACCAGAACCAACTTTTTCAATTCGGACACGATCCCGACGCCCAATCATACTTTGAAAAAACTTCATTGTTATAAAAGGGTGAAGATTTCGCTTACCAAATTGAAGAAGCACAGTTTCCTGCCCCAGTTGGTCCAAGCGCACAAAGAACG